TTATTTGCAGGATTATATTTAACACAACCTGGAACATCTATTATTGGAGATCCAATAGATAAAGTTACAGGTGGAGTTTGTGGTATTGAAAAATTTATATTAGGTAATGGGATTGCATTAATCCCTATGTAATTTATTCCAATAGTCTGTATCTCAGGCACTTAGCAATCTGCAAAGTCTCTAGCCATTTGACCGCCTATCTCTCCACCTTGTTTCTGTCCAAACATATTAAAGAATCCAGCCACTAACCATCCAACATATGGTATCTCTGTAAGAGTTGGAGTTATAGGAGCAGTAATACTGGCTGCTGCAAGCTTTCCTGTAGCCTCTCCAGAGCCCTCTGCTTTAATACATGCAATCTCTTTAGCAGTTAGTTTAGGACTCTCTGAGACGCTTCCACCACCCTCTCCTGCTATTGACTGTTCATATGTCTTTATTTCTGCCTTACCCATACCAAGAAAACCTGCTGGTTTATCAATATGCTTTTCAGTTTCAATTATCTTTGGTGAATGAGATTTATATCTGATGGTATATCCTTTCTCTGTGACACTTGCTACGTAACTTGTATAAGGTCCTACAGGTAAATTTATTAAAGGTAAACTACTTTTTCTATTAACTGTTGATTGTATCAAAGTAAGATGAGACAGTCCAAATAATATTCCTAAAGAACCTACAAGTATTTTCTTCGATCTAGATGGCCTTTGGCTGTACATTTTTCATGTTATATATACTTATTCTACTGTTATTTTTATTAGCTAACCAGTCTAAACAGAAACTTCATAAAGGGTCATTGTGCTTATAGGTCTACCTCTATAGTTATAATCATTATCACTGTCATTAATAGTTCTGTTTAGATAGACAGGATAGCTCGTACCACTTTCACCGGCAGTTTGAAGTTTATAAGTTGTTGCACTTGTAGTTGCAGGACTATCTAAAAAATTGAATTGATAGCTACCAGTATGATTTCCATTATAAACATTGCTTCCATACATTCTAAAACCACATCTAGGTCTGTTGCCATCTGCGTCACCTATACCAACACTTGTGCTTCCCCTTAAAACTTTTCCGATAATACTTCCTGCATCTTGATGTATACCACCTATTCCAACTACTATTAATACTTTATTGCTACTGCTTGACGGAGTAATAGTACAGTTAAATCCAGGCATATCTGTAAAAGTGTAGGCATTAGCGGTATATGATTTTACATCAGATATAACTGTTTGAACGCATTGAATAATTCCACCATTAGAACCAGCTGGTAAACCACCTGAAGGAACAATTGAATTGACTTTTATCTGGCTCATACTGCTACCTCATACGCAATAATTTTTGATGGTTTTTTATTGAAATATACTGTTCCAGAACCACCAACATTTCTGTATTGAAATCTATATGTTATTTCGTTTGTCGTATTTGGAGTATGTGTATAAATCATAGTCCCAAATTGATCATTAGAACCAGAACTAGTAGACTGAGAATAACCATCTTGGTTTGAGTCCAGAACTGTTTGACTAATTCCAGAATGATTAAAAGTCAAACGTACAGAAAAATTTGTACCTCCTCCGCTTGTGCTTCCATGAAAGCAAGTAACCAAAATCATTGTAGAGGTTGCAAATTTTGGTGTTATAAGTAAATCAATACCAGTAACATCACCATAACTGTCACCTGTCTTTGAAGCCTGTCCAGCACTACTAGCTGCTGAACATTTTGCTTGAAGAATTTTACCAACACCAGTAACGTCGTTATTGCCAGAAAGATTAGTAAGAGCATTAACTTTTAATGTACTCATAATTTATTTCCTATGGTTTAGGATATTTGTCTTTTACAGCTTTAATTGCAGTTGCAAAAGCACCTGATGTTGTTACCGTTCCTGCAACAATATCTTTATAAAGATGGTCTAGTGCCATATCTAAAAAATCCTTTATTTATATAGTTATTTTAAGGGAGCTAAACATTCAGAATATTTATGCTGACACCTCCATAAGTATTAGTGTTGATAGATTTCTTTGTCCATAAGTAGCACTATTAGAATCATCTACTGACCCATTGATGCGAATATTTATACCTTGCGTGTGTGCAACTTGTACTTTATATGTGAGTGAACTTGTAGAAGATGGAGTATCTAAAAAATTCATACCTACATTTTGTGCAAAAGTACTGCCATCGCCTGATATACCAGTTGAACATCTTTGCCTACTTCCATCAGAGCCACCTCTAGCAATATCTGTTGAATCTCTTACTATTTGCATCCTACCTCCATATCTGTTTGTACTTGCTGTAACAAGAGCATTTAAATAAACTAATATTAATATTTTGCTTGAAGTAGATGTTGGTGTAATAGAAGCTGATAAACCAGTTACATCTACATTGCTTGTACTTGTTGTTGTAAAAACATCACCTTTAGTTGCTTGGACAACTTGAATTATTCCACCACCACCACCTGTTGGTACACCTGATACTGGAATAATACTGTTAACTTTAATTTGACTCATAATTTAAACCACCGTATAAGTAGAACCAGCAGGTATAGTGAGAACGACACCTGAATTTATTGTTATAGGACCTGCACTTACAGCGTTGGCTGTTGCTCCAAATTCAGTTCCGATTGTATAGTTAGTTGTCATGGTCGTTCCATTCTCCATGAACA